TGGTTTTAGAAAACTTAGCAAGATCTGAATCAGGGTCTGGAGTACATAACGTTGACATTTCATTATTTGACTATTATAGACAGGCGTCATATAGTTGTGAAGTCACAATGATGGGTAATGTAATGATACAACCAACCATGTTCTTCTATCTTAAAAATATACCAATTTTTAAAGGTTCATATTGGATTACTGAAGTGTCCCACAATATTAAAGGAAACAATATAACCACAACATTTAAAGGAACAAGAATACCATACGCATCTTTACCCAATCCTAAAGATTCGTTTATGTCGAACTATAGGGCGTTATTCGATAAGATTATGAATACCGCCGTCGCTAAAACTAAGGCAATCGATAAACAAACCAAAACAACTCAAACCATTTCAACACCTGAAGGTAACTTTAGATACGACCCGGGTTCCAAAGTCATACAAGGTGAAAAAATTGTACCAAGTGCGGGTGTTACCAAATATGGTGTACCTTATAATGGATACAACAATGAACTTTATGTACAAAAAGTAACATACGATGGTAAAGAGTGGTTCAGAGCGGTGGTCGTTAAAATGGGTATGGATAAGATATATGAAATATCTGACGATACCACAATGAGTTTATTAAATAAAATAAATTCTAAAAAATATACACTTAATCCTAAATCGGTTAAATGGTCAGCAATTAAGAATAGTGATATGAAATTCTATTCAACCAAATTTCAAGTATCATCAAATATACCAGCAGATAAGATAATTGATGCTCGAACTGAATTCTTTAATCCACAGACTAAAAAACCACCATACACCTTAGTTCCCGATTATCAATTGGATAGTACTATTGGTAATATAAGGGTAAATGGACCGATTAATGAAGGACCAAATTTGGAGGGATATGGTATAGCGATGTCATCTAAATTAATGGACACCTTAGGTCTATTCAATGGGGATGTGGTTTATTTTTGGGTTGGGGAAAGATAATAACTAAATTAATGATATTTATACTTATAACTTAATATTATGGATAATAATAAATTAAACAACACAATGGATCAATTTTTAAGTCCTAAACAGACTAAAAGAACATCTAACGACGGCATGGAAAGAGAGGAATGTGATTTGGTAACTGGAGAATGTTATACAATTAGAGAAAAAGACGGAATCGTTGAAAGAATAAATAAAAAGTATATCACAAATGATGGTAGACAACTATTACAAGACTAAAGCTATGTTAGAGAAAAAATTACAAGAAGAATTAAATCGTTACAGAGCCATTAACAAATATGGTACTAAAATGATTATGGAACAAGACGCACCGGCTCTTGACGCTCCTGCGGATGATTTACCACCGGCCGACCCAGCGTTGGACGCACCGGCGGGAGATTTACCACCGGCAGAACCGGCATTAGACGCACCGGCGGGAGATTTACCACCGGCAGATGGAATGGACACAGAAGAAATTGATATTACAGATTTAGTTAATATGACTAAAAATATCAAAAACGATTTAGAAAATAATAAAACAGATAACGCATCTGTTATTGGTAAAATGGATGACGTGTTCACTAAATTGGGTGACTTAGAACAAAAACTTGCTCAAATGGATGCTGTTATGGCTAAAATTGATGAGTTAGGTGCTAAAGTTGAAGCATCAAAACCAAAAACTGGTGTAGAGAAACTTGAAATGAGATCTTTAGACTCATATCCATTTAATGAAAAACCACAAGAGTTTTTTGCTCACAAACAAGGTGAAATGGCTGCAAGTGGTAAGAACGAATATGTACTAACCAAAGATGAGGTTAATAACTATCCTACCGATATTATAAAAACATCATTTAATCCAGACCAACAAGAAGATGAATTTAGATTCTAATGTAAACTTTTTATTGGGGTTACAAAATCAAATGAAAATCTGTCATTGGCAAACCAAAGGTATTGCGAGACACGAAGCATTTGGTAACTTTTACGACGACTTAACTCCACTTATTGATGACTTTGTTGAACAATCTATGGGTAAGTACGGTAGATTCACATTAGAAGATGAAACAAAAACAATTCAATTAAGTAATTTATCTGAAATTGACATTAAAGGATTGGTTAATACAACAAGACAAGCATTGGTACAACTTACCGAACAATTAGACCCATCAGATACAGATTTATTAAATCTTAGAGATGAAATATTGGGTAAAGTAAACAAATATGCTTACTTATTTACAATGGAATAATTTTTAAAAATACTTCACAAAATAATTAACCCGGATTTTTTAATTCGGGTTTTTTTATCTATATTTTATTTATAACAGTTTTATAACCTAAATCAATTATTATGTCAACATTCGACGCAGTACTGGCTCAGTACGAGAAAAACAAGAACGCCGCAAGCGGCAACAACAACAAGATGTCCTCAGAGGACAGATTAAAACGTTATTTCACAACCGTATTACCAAAAGGTTCTAAGGGTGAAGAAAGACGTATTCGTATTTTACCTACAAAAGATGGTAGTTCACCATTTGTTGAGGTATACTTCCACGAAGTTCAAGTGGATGGTAAGTGGGTTAAATTATATGACCCTAAACAAGAAGGTAAACGTTCTCCATTACATGAAGTTTACGAAGGATTAATGATGACAGGTGTCGATACCGATAAGGAATTGGCTCGTTCATACCGTTCTCGTAAATTCTACATTGTAAAGGTAATTGACCGTGACCACGAACAAGACGGTGTTAAATTTTGGAGATTCAAACACAACCATAAAGGTGATGGTGTTATTGACAAAATCTTCCCAATTTTCCGTAACAAAGGAGATGTTACTAGTCCAGAAAATGGTCGTGACTTAATCCTTTCTTTGGCGTTAACTAAAGCGGGAACAGGTAAAGAATATACAGTTATCAATTCTGTATTAAATGATGACCCAAGTCCTTTACACACAGATTCTAATGTTGCAAAAACATGGTTAGAAGATGAATTAACTTGGTCAGATGTTTACTCTAAAAAGGGTGAAGATTATTTAGAAATGGTTGCTAAAGGTGAAGTTCCACGTTGGGATTCAAACAGTAGCAAATGGGTTTCTAACTCAACCGCAGAAGAAGTAATCTCAGCACCAAAGGCGTCAACACCTACGGTAGACCCACAGGAAGATGATGATGTGGATTCTGAATTACCGTTCTAATTAATTCATAATATGTTCCCGACAATAGTGTCGGGAACATCTTTTAAAAAACAAAACAATGGCAGGTATTAAAAAAACAGATTTTTCAGCAATCAAGAAGAAATTCTCGAAAGAGGCTGAATACAAAGCTGACCGTTTCTTCGATTTAGGAGACGCCTTCTTGGAAGCCACTGGTATTCCAGGTCCTGCAATGGGTCACATTAATATGTTATTAGGACATAGTGATACAGGTAAAACGACGGCTTTAGTAAAAACGGCGGTAGATGCACAAAAGAAAGGAATCCTTCCTGTGTTCATTATTACTGAACAAAAATGGAGTTGGGACCACGCGGAGTTAATGGGTTTTGATAAAGACGGTGAATATCTTTTCAATAGTGATTTCGAATACATTGAACAAATTACAGATTATATCAATGAATTAATGGACGCACAAGAGAAAGGTGATATTCCTTATGATTTATTATTCCTTTGGGATTCAGTTGGTTCAGTTCCTTGTAAGATGACTTATGACGGTAAAGGTGGTAAACAACACAATGCATCGGTTCTTGCAGATAAAATAGGTATGGGTATCAACCAACGTATTTCGGGTTCAAGAAGAACAGATAAACCTTACACAAACAGTTTGGTTATTGTTAACCAACCTTGGGTAGAATTACCTGACAATCCTTTTGGACAACCAAAAATCAAAGCTAAAGGTGGTGAGGCCATTTGGTTAAACTCATCATTAGTATTCTTATTTGGTAATCAAAAAGGTGCAGGAACTACTAAAATCTCTATCACTAAAGATAAGAGAAAAATCAGAATCGCAACACGTACCAAAATCTCTATCAGTAAGAACCACATCAATGGTGGTGGATATGAAGATGGTCGTATCTTGGTAACTCCACAAGGGTTTATGCATGGTAAAGACGATACTGAAGAAAAACGTTCTATCGAAGAGTACAAACGTGATAACGGAGAGTACATCGGTAAACAATTAGGTGTTAATGTTACAGACATCTTGGACACACAAGTTGTAACAGAAGAGAGTGATCTATAAATAATTTTTAATGTCGGTTTTACTTGTTGACGGAGATAATTTACTTACGATTGGTTTTTATGGTGTTAAGAATATGTTCTATAAAGGAACACACATTGGAGGTATCTACCATTTTCTTAATACTCTTAGGAGAGCGTTTGAGACATATCATTTAGACAAAATAGTTGTTTTTTGGGATGGGTTAGATGGTTCTGCCACTCGTAGAAAAATTTATGTTCATTACAAGGAAAACCGACGTCAAAGAGTTAGGTCGGAGGAAGAATTAAATTCATATCAATACCAAAGGGAAAGAATAAAACAATACCTTGAAGAACTTTACGTAAGACAAGGCGAGTTTGAATATTGTGAAACCGATGATTGTATTGCGTACTACACACAAAACTCACCCAACGAAAACAAAATTGTGTATTCATCGGACGGTGATTTAACTCAACTGGTTTCTGAAAACACACAAATTTTCAACCCTTCTCATCAAAAACTTTATAAACAAAACGACTCTATCGTTTACGACCATGAGGAAATTTTAATTGAGAATGTAAAATTAGTTAAAATGTTATGTGGTGATTCCTCTGATAATATTGCAGGAATAAAAGGTATGGGAGTTAAAAGATTTTTATCTCTTTTTCCCGAACTTAAAACCGAACATTTATCTGTTGAACAAATTAAGGATAAAACCAATGAAATGTTCCTACAAGATAAACACAATAAATTACTTACAAATTTACTTACAGGAGTAACCAAACATGGCGTATTTGGTGAAGAGTTTTTTGATGTAAACAGTCGTATAGTTAGTTTAGATTCACCATTCCTAACCGATGAGGCAAAAGAAAGTGTTGATTTATTAATAAACGAAAAATTAGATCAAGAAGGAAGGTCATATAAAAACGCTATGAAAATGATGACTGAAGATGGACTATTCAATGTGTTACCAAAATCAGACGACGCTTGGATAAAATTTATAAACCCATTTTTACGATTAACAAGAAAAGAAAAAAATAAAAGAACAATCAAAATTAAAAACAATGAGTAATTACCAAAACCAAGACAATATCACTAAATTTGAGTTTTTGTTGTCGTTAGAAGGACATATTGTATGTCAAAGATTTTTCAACGTTAGAGATTACAACCCTCAAGCAAGAAGAAGTATGGATCTTCACTATTATGTAAAAAATATTTGTGAGGATATGTCTGAAGATTTAAAAATAAAATGTTCCAATTATCTATGTGAAAATCTGAATTTTTTCCTCAATTCAGAGAGCGTGGAAGACGAGGCAAGTAAGTCAAAAGAACATTTTTTATTGGAAATTAAGATAGGTGACGATGTATTTATTCAAAGGATATTCCCAGCATATCTCTACCATCCAAAGGTTAGATACACTGTTGATATTCGTCCAAACCTAAAGAGAATTTTGTCAGATTTGACTGACATTTTATCATCTGATGAATTGGAAACGGCTTATTTACACTACGAACTATAATTTAAAAACATATATATAACAATTACAATGGAAGAAAGGAATTTTGGGCATTTGGGATTTTCATTTCAACAATCCCTAATTAAAGCAATTATTGAAGACAAAAAGTACGGCGAAACAATCATAGATGTATTAGAGAGTAAGTTCTTTGAAAATAATTCATTCAGATTTATTATGGAGAACGTGAAAGAGTTGTACAAAACCTACAATAAAATTCCTGATTACAATACCGTAGCACAAAAAATTATGTCAGAGGGAGGAAATAAAGATTCCTCTAAAGTTCATGTCGATACGTTGGACGCTATTAAAAAAAACGAACAACAAATAGAGTATGTTAAGGATACCGCACTTAATTTCTGTAAACAACAGAATTTAAAAAAGGAACTTAAAGGTGTTCAAAGTATCATCGATAATGGTGATTTTGAATCTTACAATAAGATTGAACAAATAATTCAAAAGGCATTACAAGTTGGTATATCTAACGACGAGGCAACTGATGTGTTTCATGATATCGAAGGAGCATTAGAGAAAGACAATAGACAACCAATTGCACTTGGTATTGTAGGTGTGGATAACTTATTAAATGGTGGGTTAGGAAGAGGTGAATTAGGAATTGTACTAGCACCAACAGGAACAGGTAAAACAACATTACTTACCAAATTTGCCAACACGGCATATAATTTAGGGTACAATGTTGTACAAATATTTTTTGAGGACAATCCAGGAAATATTAAAAGAAAACATTATACCATTTGGACGGAAATTTCTCCAAATGAACAACCTAATTACAAGGATGAAGTTCAGAAAAAAGTTAAGGAGATACAGGCAAATTCAAAAGGGTTTTTAAAACTATTGAAATTATCTAGTGATAATGTAACCATTTCTGAAATAAAGAACAAAATTAGAAAAATGAATTCAGAAGGTGAAAAAGTTGATTTATTAGTTATTGACTATGTTGATTGTATTTCACCAGAAAGATCAACCTTTGGAGAAGAATGGAAAGGAGAGGGGTCAATCATGAGAAGTTTAGAATCAATGACAAGTGAGTTTGAAATGGCTGTATGGACAGCAACACAAGGTAATAGAGAATCTATTTCATCTGAAGTAGTT